CACTAGTAAGCCCTACACGGCAATCGATTGCGATGTTACGTTCGTGTACAACAAGACTTACGGGGTGAGCCATGACTAAACCTATTGTCGTTGCCCTCGCCGTTGCGCTTGCTGCGGGGGCTGTGTTCGCGTGCAGCAGCGAGCCCGATTATCGACCGTGTGCGGTGTGCGGTGCCCAGGTAGCTATAAGCCCAGAGCCATCGCTTAATCATTGGATTTCAGGGGATAGCGTAGTTTGCAACAATTGTTGGAAAATGCTGAATAACCGATAAAGAAGGGGCGAACCTCTCGCCCCTTTTCACTATCTATACCCAATCAGCCCAACCATTTTAAGCCACTGCTCGCGAGTGCTCGGCGAATCGAAGAAGCAAACGCCAATGGTATAGAGCCGCTGTAAGGTTTTGATAAACGGATCAGCCCGCTTGATCATATACATGTTCGGGCGCATGTCCTCTGCCGACAGCGCAAACAGATGGTACTTCGGTGAGTCCGCATCTTTAGGAAGCTTGCGCGTTATGAAGTAATAGCCGTTTCGCTCGTCTACCCAGCACCCGAACCGCTTGCCCTGCCACTCGAACCCGTAGAGGTAGCGGGCGCGAGAAGGCTTCGCGGCTATGAACTCCTCGCCCGCGTTCGCGAACTTCGCATCGATCATAACACCTGCGTACTGCGTTCCATCGACCAGTCGGCCTACAACCGTTTGGCGCTCCTCGTCGGCGAACTGTTGGTTTTTAGCGTACTCCACAAGCACGGTCTTATTTCGGTACCAACTAAACCCGTCTTTCGGCTCGCCTTTGAGCTCGCGACCCAGGAACAGAAACAGCGGGTTCGTGAGGTCGCAAGCGTTGCCCAGCAGGTACATGTGCACGTTCTCGCGATCGCGCGAAATGGTCTTGTACAAGTCGAAGAGCGCGCCCATGTCGTCGCGTAGATATCCTGGCGGGGTCTTGAGCACACGTATATACTCATCGAAGATTATTTTTTTCACCCTCGGGAACGCTACGCCTTTATAGCTCGCTTGCTTCGATAGCGGTATACAATAGCATATCTCTTCCCATTTCGCGCTATCGTCGGGCGTTTTCTTGCGCACAAGCCCCGTGTAACCCTGCATTTTGAACTCATACCCAGGAAATTCTTCGTGAGCCTCGATATCGTCGAATATCTTCGGTGCGCTGGTCTTGAGCTCGGTATCGTATCGTCGAACGTAAACGAACTGCGATCTGTCGCGCATCCAGTCCTTTATCGCGGCCTTGGTAAATCCGTAAGTCTTGCCGTAAGAGCGCATCGAGATAACGGCGGTAAGAGGCGCGCCGTAGCTGATCGCTTTCGTGGGGTTGTAAAATTGTCTGCTCATGTTCCTCACCATATCACACGTAACGCCGAACACGCCAATCGTGAGCACCTCGCGCGTAGGCGTTCGCGTCCTGCTTGACCGTCGGCCCCATGTGCGGATTGCCGCCGTGCCCTATAAGCTGGTTGTCTCCTATATAGGCCTCCACATGGTCGAACGAGGCGTTATAGCTTCGCCAATTGAAGAACACCAGATCCATAACCTGCATTTCATTCTGTGGCAAGTCCCCGCTGCCTTCGGCGATTATCTCCCCGTAATTCTGCTGCTCACCTGTCCAGGAACCTATGTTCTCCCCCGTCACGAGGTGATACACGTACCACATGAGCGCCGAGCAGTCCGTATAGCCCGACTCCTCGGGCGACATGCGCCCCGCGCCCTGCGAGTACGCAAAAGCTCCTACATGGTCTAGCAACCACTGTCGCATCTTGTTCAGGGCCGTGTTTCCCGTGGAGCTGCCACCGCCCGTGTTGGTGCCAGGGTTCGGCTCGCCTGTCTTCGAGATGCTCGGTAACCAGGTGTTCGGAGCGGACTTGTAGCACGTTAGGCCACTTGCATAAATGCCCGAACCCCACACTGTCATAACGCCGTTGTCTAGCTGTATTCTGGTAATAGCTGCCGAAGGCTGCCCCGTGCTGCCCGTGTTCTGCCCGCCGCTGCCTGCGCCCACGTCCTGCACCTGCCCGAAGTCGGGCGGTGCGCTCTCGCCGTCCCAATCGGCGAGCCTGCCGTAAACGGTATTGTAACGGTTTTTGTAGCGCCCTAAAATTCCGTTGTTCAAACACGCCGCGTGCATGGTGTCGAGCGTGGCGGAACCCCCGCACGCCCCTATCACGTTGCCCGCCTCGCGCGGGGACTGATGATACATAGACATTGCGTAGATAAGCGTTTGCGGCCTGTCCTCGGAGAGTCCCCACCCCGTCAACGTCTCAATATAGCCCGTTGCGTCGTCAATCCAGAGCTTTTGCTGCCCAACGTGGTTCTTATCGCGCTGCGCCCACGTCTGCCACGCTGCCGCTTCGGCGTCGTCTACATAGTAGCCTGTCCACCAGTTCCAGCCGTAATCCTGCTCAACCGCCGCGGCTAGTTTCGGGGCGGCTGCTTTGAACGCCGTATACCCCTCGGGGTCTTCTGCTGCGCAACGCTCTATGCAGATCTCGGCGCGCTGCCCGTAGTTTTGCATCATCCCGATCGTGATAGGGTCGGCGCGGTATACTCCCGTCCAATCCCAGTTGCTTTCAACTTCACCGATAACGTACATGGCATACATGATCGTGTTGTCCCTGGTCGGCATGTCTCACCTCCAAACTAAAAAGGGCGGGCAATGTGCCCGCCCCTGTTCGTGCGTTTACGACGCGGCTTGTGCGCCGTACGTGTATAGCAGTGTCCCCTTGCTCCACATCTCGCCGCTTCGAGTTCCCGAACTGTTGATATGGTAGATGCCTACCGCGCCGTCTTTCGACACTCCCAGGAAGTACACGATTTCATAGCCGTCACTCCCCGATTGCGTCCAAATCATTGTAGCGTAATCGCTTACGGGTCGGTACTGTGTCGGAATGGTGCCCAGCGCGATAAGCGGGCTATCAAGTGACGTGTTCGTTGTGGGAAGGTTGAACATGGCCCCGCTCGCGTCGATCTTGATCTGACACGTGTGCGACGACGGATTAATGACATAGTTCGAGTAAATCACGCCGCTCGTGAGGTACTGCCCCGTTGCGTAGTCGGGAAGACGGTAAAGCTGCGGCGCGGTGTTGACGGCGGTATAAGCTTGTGCCCCCTGCTGCGTCATGGTAAGAACATCAGAGGTAAGGTTACCCGAGCCGACGGAACCGACGGCGAGAATGTTGTTGGTAACTGCTCCCGCTTGAAGCTCGTTTGTGCCGACGGTGTTCGGGTTGATTCTCATGTCGCCCGTCGTCGCGTTTACGGAGATGTCTCCCGAACCGCGCACACCGCCAAGCGAGGCAGTCCCCGCAACAGGCAAGGTATAAGCCTGCGGGATCTCTCCTGCGACGCCGAAAAGCGCCGCATCGACCGAGTTTGCAAGCCCGTTGATAGCGTTCACACCGTCGATCGTGTCGGTGCCCACGATAGTGGGGAAGTTGTAATGTGCAGTAGCCATAGGTTAATCTCCTTTGCTTGTGAGAAAGCCGTATGTTTTGATGTCCCCCCACGTGCGCGAGAGGGTAGCGTCGCCTGTCGGCTGCCCAGGTCGGTACTCTGAAAAGCCTGGACTGTTCACGTCGATGTGATCGGTCGGTGTGAACTTCGCTCGCTGGTTGCCGTCCCCCCAATAGATGTTGCCGAACATGTCAACTTCGAACCAGGTATGGCCCGTTTCCTTGAGCTCGTCCCACGTCTTGCCCGTGTTCGCGAGCTCGTCCCACGTGCAGGCATACGTGCGAAGCATATCGTACATCTGTTTGCTCACCTGATAGCCGTAGTTGCGCATGCCCGTAACGGGGTTTCGCTGCGCGGTCGTCCCTACCTCGAGCTTTGCTAGCTCGTCCTCGAGCGCCGCGATAAGCGAACCTAGGTATTGCTTCAAGGCCGCATCAGCGTTTACATAGCCGTTCGTGACAGCCTGTACCGCCGTGGCGATCTGCTCGGCGAGGTAATCGGCGCTCACGCCCTCGGCGCTAACCTTCAAAAGCGCTTGCAAAAGCCAATTGATTTGGTCTTGCTGCCGAACGGCATATTTCCAACTAGGCGGAAGCGGATACTGGTACCCTTTATAAGCGAAGTCGAAATCGCCGATGTTCTCGATAACTGCCATGTTCTTCACCTCCCTAATCGAAGATTTGCAGGTAATAAGGCTCAAGGCCATTATACACGAGGTATAAGGCATTGTTTACCGACGTCGCCCAGCTCGTGAGCATGTCGCCCGCTGGCATGCTGCGCCCGCTGGTTTTCGTGCTCGCGCTATCGCTCGTCGTGCCCTCGGTATCGGTTAGGTTCGTTGCGTAGTTCTCGGCGTCGGAAAGCTGCGTTTGCGGGGTCGCGGAATAGAGCTGCCGCCCTGAACTGTCCTGCGTGCTCGTGCTTTCCGTTGCGCTCGCATACCCCGCCAAGATGTCTAATTCGCCGTTGAGCGCGGTAAACATAGGATTGAGCGCGGGCATCATCTCATGCATCGTGCGCCTAATCAGGCGGAAATGGTCGGACGGGGTTTCCTGCGCGATCTCCCTATAGGCGAAATGCTCGTAGATTCTCGCGTTGAGCCACTCCCGTTTACCCTCGTCGAAAATTGGGTAGTCGGACATGGTCTCGTCCCAGTCCATCCCGTAAAGCTCCACGCAGTCGTGCAGTGTGGGGCCGTCATCGGTAATCAACATTGCTTGTTCCCTCCTCGCTCGCGTCCCCAGCAGGATCTCCCACCCCGCCCAGGTCGTTCAAATCCTCGTACTCGTGCCGCGCTGCCCAGGTCGCATACGGACGGATACCGAACACACGTTCGCACGCGTCGGAAAACAGGTCTCGCGCGCCCTGGAAGTTGCGCCGCGCGAGCATAACCTGCTCGTTGTTCTGCAATACCTCAAGAGATACTTTTCGCTCCCGCTTCTGCGCGTTCGGGTCGTTGTCCACACCCATAACGGATAGTGCTTGATTGAGAATACGCTGCTGGTCGCTCAAGAGGTCGCCCGACACATAAGGCGCTTCGGTTTGAAGCACCTGCACAGCCGCGCCGACGTCGAAACCCGCAGAGTTGTAAGTGATATATTGGTCGTTGTTCTCAAGCTTGCGCACGATTCGCGCGGCGGTCTTCTTCTGACCCTCGCCGCTTGCGATAATCCACGGCGTGCGCTGCGCTCCCATGTTCACCTGCACGATCCTATCAATCTCGGCAAGACGGATTGCGTAGTTCTTGAGCATGGCGAACAGCGGTCGGCGCAAAAGCGAATCGAAGCAGATAGCCACGTCGGGGGTGCACACGATCGGGACATCCTCGCCATCCACGGCAACCGCGTAGGCCTGCGCGTGCCGCTGCCACAAGCCGCCCGCGGGCGAGGTTAGGTTTACCTCGTTAGGGTTATAGTACATGTTCATCCCGTCGCCGTATGACGCTTGGGCGAACAGATAACCGCCGTTGTCCATGAACAAGCCCGCAACGCCGTAGCGGTAAAGGATATACTCCACCGCGCGGGGGTCGATTCCCGCGGGTAGGTCGTGCCACTCGAAGCGGGACAGCGCGATTCCTTCGAGGTACTGCTTCCAGAAACGATACTGCCACATCTCATAGCGCTCGTCTCTGGTGTGAACCTGCCGCATATACGAGGCCCCCGCCGCCATGTCGAGCAGCTCGGGAACCTCGGTATCATCGTAGTATTTCGCTACTTTGTTGCCCATTTTCCGCCCTCCTAGCGCGGTGTGTTCTCGTAAGGCATGATTTCGCCTATGTTGGCGGGGTCGCTCCACACGGTAACCCCCTTCGCGAATATCCCTCTGATTGCATCCTTGTCCGCTTCTGCGCACTCGACGGACTCGATATAGATATCCGTGAACTTCCAGTACGTATAATAGCGCATAACGTTGAGCGGGCGCTGCCGCATCTGCACCACCTCGTGCGCCGCGTAGCCGTACTTACCCCAGTAATCGCCGATGACCCGCGCCATCTGCTCGCCTACGGTCTTATAGCGAACCTCGATTCCCATATAGCCGTTTGCGAGGTTGAACCCGTCGCCGCCCGTCTGCCCCACGATCGAGGGCTGCGTTAACGCCGCATCCTGCACGCTCGCGTTAATCTGCGCGATCGTCTGCTCGTAGTCCCCTTGGTTCGCCCAGTTCGCGAGGTTGTAATTTTGCGTCGCCTGCGAGGAAGTGAGGTTCTGCGTGTTGGCGAACTGCATGTTGCTAGATACAAGCCCGATCGCCGTACCTGCACCGCCCATAGCAGCGCCCAGCACGTTTCCGCTTGCAAGCGAACCGACAGCAGAGAGCGCGCCGCCCGCCGCATCGGCTATGTTTTGGATATCCTTGTTCCTCTTCGCGGTGTCGAGCGATTGCATCGTCTGCGAGAATCCTAGCTGGTTCGCCGCGTTGCTTTTCGCAAGGCTCCAGCCTGCGCCTGCATAGCTAGCATTCAAGGTGTTCACGCGCTGCGCGATCGATAGCGCCCCCTCGTCGTTCACGATGTTGAACTTCGGAAATCCCTGAAACCAAACGGCGTTGTCGAGATTGTAGCCTGGTCGGAGAATCCCCTGCGCCGTGCCGCTCATGTCGGAATAGTCGTACACGATAACCTGATTGGAATCGGAGAACCCCCGCGCGCCGCCGTACTGCGAAGGCCAAACCGCAATGCGCATCCCAGGGCTGGCAGCGCACGACGTGGCGAACATGGAAACCTTGCCGTCTATCGTCGCGCACAGCTCGGGTTTGAGCAAAAGCGGCGAACCCTGGTAGTTCGTCCACTCGATAACGGAGTAAGGGTAGGCGAAAAACTTGTGCATCCAACGATAGTTTGGCGGGATTCCGTTCGCGAGCTGAACCCAGATGTTCTTGGTTTCGAACCACTGCGTCGAATCGGGCGTGCTTCCCAGGTAGTTTGCAGGCGTGCCGTTCAAATCCACGCTATCCCCTTCGGCCAAAAGCCCCGACGGGAAGCACGTTATATCTACGATCCCCTTCGCCGCCCAGGGTGCTTTTTTGATAGCCCCCATGAACGTGGGGAACCTGTCCCGCTCGATCGTGTAGACGTTGCAACCGCTGATAAGGCCGTCCGTTCGCTGCCCCGTTGCGCATTCTAGATTAGGGCTTGAGCTTGTGCCCCAGTCCGTCGTGAGGTCTACCGTCGAGGTGATGACGATCCGCCAGCCGTCGCCCGTCGGGTTGCTGATGTCCTTCCACTCGTGATTGATAACAACGTACTCGTTGCCGACGTCGAGCCCCTCGGGGGTTGCGCACCAGCGCCGAAGGTTCGCGGCTTCCACGCTCGCGACTTCCCCGCCGTCGGCGTCGTATTCCTCGCGCATCGGCAAATGGCCGCGCTCGAGAAAACCGCTCCCCAGGCCGCACGTGTATATATAGGTCGTCCACACGTCGAGCTGCAATTCGAGCGCGGTCGTGTTCGGCGCGACATAGGAAACATTGGTCACGAAATAGTAAAGCACGGGCGGGGTCGTCTCGTCAGGTACGGGAAGCTCGGGATTCACCACGCGCAGATAGTTGTAACGGTACGCGCGCGAATAGGGGACGTTCACGGTAACAGGCTCACGGGGCTTGAGGTATGTCATTTTGGATAGGCAAATGCTCGTCGCGCTTGCGCACAGAGCATCGAAGTACGCTTCGCGCGCCTGTTCGGTGTCGAAGTAAACCACATCTTTATAGGCCGCGTCCCACGGCACTTTGCACAAGGTAACGCGCGAATCTGTCGGCCACTCGATCGGGCTAAACGGCATTGTTTCACCTCCATATCAAAAAGGGGCGGGATAACCCGCCCCGATTGAACCTGCTCGCGCTGCTAGGCTGCAGCGGTGCCAAGCGTGATGTTAGCAGTCTTGGTCGGGTCATGAGTTGCGACGGCGGTAACTACGATCGTCTCATAGTCGCTGTTCTCGCTCACGTGCAGCGCACCGAAGCGGTCAACGTAGGTGCCCGTATCGGGAAGGATAACGGGAAGCACGCCCGCCGCTGCCTGCGCCGCCGTGCCCGCAGTGATGATGAAATAGGCGTTAGCGTCGGTGCCGTTATCGGAATACGTGACCGTCGGCACAAGCTGCACGACAAGGCCAGGCGTAAGCGCGGCAACCCCGCCCGCGGGGTCGGTTGCGACGGCGACGGATTTAACAGTTCTGCCCACGGTAGCAGTCCTCTCGGTGTTGACGTCGGTCGAGAATCGAACGGCGTTTCTCTGCTTCGACGTGGCGTAGATTCCGCGAACGTGCAGATAGGTGTACGTTGCGTCGGTCTTCGGATTGTAGATAGATGCTGACTTGTTCAGGATGTCGTACACGCGGAAGAACTCACCGTCGGCGAGAATCGCCTGCGTGCCCTTCAGCTCGTCGGGCCACTCGTCGATAACCACCTGTCGGCCCACGAACTCGGCGAACGGAAGATTGAAAGCGGCGGAAAGAACGTTCACGTCCACCGCAGAAGCGACCGTGCTATCAATCAACAGCATCATGTTAGAGGCCATGCTATCGCACTTCTCGGCGTTGAACTTTCGCGAATAGAAACCGTTCATCCGCAGGTACATAGAACGGATGAGCTCAACAAGGGTCTTGCCGTCTGCTTCCTTCATGGTGGACATTGCGAGATCGGACACCTGAATATTGTAAAATCCCGAACCGTTCTCGTACTCGGCAAGCGAGTTGAGCATGATCTTATACTCGTCCCAGGCCGCAGACTGGTTCGGCGCGCTGAACATCATGTTTAGGAGTCCCGAAAGCTGGCCCTCGTTCTCGGCTGCTTCGGCGATAAGCGCCTCGTTTGTCTGCACACCGTACACGTCGGCGCGATTGCGAACATAGTAGTTGGCAACCACATCGGCGGGCGTCGCCGTCCAGGGGTTCGTATCCATTTGATCGTAATTTTCGGCCTCGATGAGGTTGTTTCCGACTTCCATTGCAATAGAACCCCAGCTCATGCCCGACTTAAACGGGGCAAGCGGGTTGTTGAACTGGTAGGCGTTGAACAACATGAGCCCGATACGGTTCACGAGGATATCAACGAACTCGTTCCAAACGACGGGATAATCGCGGATAGTCCGCGCCGTGCGGGCGAGATTCGCCTGCGTCGCCACGGGCACACGGTCTTTATATTCCAGGCTCGCCGACTTGCGAATCTTGTTCAGAATCTCAACGTTGGTTGCGTTTAGCTGTCCCTGCATGCGTCATCACTCCTTAATCTTCGAAGAGGTCACCGAAAAGCTCCTCATCGCTTTCGGGCTCCTCGTCACCCTCGTCGCCCTCGTCGCCCTCGGGCTCTTTGTTGGGCGCAGTCGCCGCCTGCGTCATCTCCCAGAGCTTCGCGGCGGTCTCGGTATACTTTTGCGACAGCTCGGAGTTTTCGGCCTCAAGCTCGGCGATCCGCGCGTTTGCGCCCTCGCTCACCCTCGAAAGCTCGCCCAATCCGTCGCGCAAGCCGTCCAGATCCAGCTCGTCGGCGTCCAGCATTGCCAACACTGTTGCGAAATCCATGTTTACCTCCTTATACAAGTGTGCGCGGGGTTACGCCTTGCTCGGCTCCCCCGCGCACGGTAAAGGTTGCCGGATTTACCGTGACCACCGCTAAAAGCCTTGCCGTAGGCCGAACACGTACGGGCTCGCGCGAGCGAGTGGCTCCCCGTGCTCTACTTGCGACAGTTCGCGGAATCTCGGCTATACTGTATTATACACGACTATATCGACAAGGAAAGAAGAGGCAACATGCGCGTAACCTATGACGGCGGTATATCAACTCCTTTTTACGTCGAGATAACAGCGAACCCCGACAAGCGCCGCCGCACCGTGGAAATCGAGACAACTATATATTGGGACGACGGCGAGCGACCGCGCCGCGCGACGTGCACAAGAGAGATTAACCGCCAGCGAGAAGCCGATCGCCTGTTCTCCGAAGTGCTCGCCTTGCTCGCGCGGGCGGGAATCTACCCGACGCCCACAGAGTCGGACGAGATTCATGAGCTCTTCGCGCGGGCCTGCATGGTCGTGAAATCGGCATAAAGAAAGCCCGAACACCTGCTCGGGCTTTCCAACATTTTGTTGACAACCTGTTAACAGTTCGCGCTTTCTCATTTCAGCCGAAGCCTTCGAGCTTTCACCGCCAGGCCGAAACTCTCGGAGGCGCTATAACTACCCCAGCTTCTCGATGAGCTTGTCGAGCTTCGCATCGACCGCTTGGATAGCGGCGGCGTTGTCTGCCACCGCCTTGCCCAGCCATTTGATATGATCGTGATCGTTGAGCTCCACGCCGCGCCCCGTGGGGTCGTACGTGCCCGTTACCTGCTCGTAGATGGTTGCTAAAAGCTTGTCCTGATACTCGGTTAACATGTCTTCCTCCTTGTTTCTGTAATCTCCCCCAAGACCGCGCACTACCGCGCCGCAGAGGGCGTTCCAGCTCGTCGCGTGCCAGGCTTCCGCGTCCGCTTCGGTGTCCACGAAACATACCTCTATGAGAATCGCAGGCATGTCCGTATGGTTTATGACGTAAAGCCCCGTGGTGCTCTTCGCTCCTCGGTTCGGCAAGCCCAGCGCAGAAGCGAGCTCGCGGCTCACGTCCCACGCGTAAGTCTCTGCGCTCGAATAGGGGTAGTGCCAAACCTCGGTGCCCGTCCCGCCGCCCGCATTGAAGTGAACGGCGATGAAGAGATCTGCCCCAGACTCGTTTGCTAAACGGCACTCCGCGCGAAGTTCGTTGCGCTCGTCGCCCTCCTCGTTCGAACAGTCCGTAACGGCCCAACCCTGGTTGTCGAATGCCTCAATAAGCCGCGCCGTGAAAGCGCGGTCGCACTCGTACTCGTCGAGGTAACCAGAAGCCCCAGGCGCAAGCGCGGAATGCCCGCCCGCAATTGCAATGTGCATGTTTAATCCTCCTTCGGCTCGGTGTACTCGAGCGCCTGCTCGCTGTCGCCCATGCCCTTCGTGGTCGGGTCGGCCACGATGCCAAGAATCGCGAGCACGGCAAACATCGCGTTCACGATCGCGGCAAGTTGCGCGTTCAGCACACCGAAATCCCACGCATACCCGAACGGCGCTGCGCACACCTGCACAAGCAGCAGCAGCGCGGGGATAAGTGCCAGCCAAAAGTTTTTGTTTCTAATTCGTGCCTTCCAGTTAATCATTGGTTAACCTCCCATTCTCGCATCTTCCAATCTATCAACTCGCTCGGCTAGCTCGTCGTGGCGCTTCCACGCGGTCGCGACGTCGGTTTCGAGTTTATAAGTCCGCTCGATAACGGAGTTATGTTTCTCCACCTTGTCGCTTAGTGCGTCCATTTTGGTTTCGAGCACCGAAAGCCTGTTGCTTATCGCCACGTACACCCCGCCCGCCACGGAAGCAGCGGACAGCAACGCCGAGAGAGCGGGCACGATAAGAGTTGTAACGTCGAACTCTATCACGTTGCGCGAACCTCCTACCTAATCGAGAACGGCGAAGGCAAAAGCACGACGCCGCCGCGAACCTGTTTCGGTTTCAATCCCCAATTCCTCGTGTTACTATAGCACGTTTCGCAGTCCTCGCCGCATCCCCCAGGATGATAAAACGGGCAAACACTCGTTTGAAATCCGCCTTTGAAGTCCTCCCATCTCATTATGTCCTTGAGCGATTGCGGCATGCCCGCGCAGGTGTATTCTTCGGTGCCGTCCACCGTCTCAACGTATGTTTTCGCTCGGACGAAACGCGCGCGATCGAAGGTCGCCTCATGCTTCCAGGCCCCCAGCTTCTTCGGGTGTATCTCAACGTCCTCGGGTATCTCCTCCCCGATCGCGTGGATGCTGTCGGTATCGGCGTAGCAGAAACGATCGCCGAACTCGCAAGCCGTGAGTATCGTCTTTCTCCGAGCGTACGCCGTAATGAAAATGCCCATCGGAAGGTAAACGGGCTCGCGTTCGCTTTCCTTGCCTTCGAGAAAGCAAAGTACCCCGTCAGAGTCTAAGACGGGAACTTGCCCGCGCTGCAAAATCTTCTGCGCAAGCTTTCCGTATAGCCCGTTTAGCATCAGTTTCGACTCGGCGCGCTCGCCTGGCGTTCTCGCGTTTTGCTTCTGCTTCATATAGGTGTCTATATAATCGTCGAACACGCCCTCGCGCTGCGCGAAGATCCAACCCCCGTCCCAGCTCCAAACCTCGATGTCGTACATATCGCACCATAATTCGTAATCGACGCTGCACACGACAAGCGGCGTCGGCTCGGGTACTGAGTCCGTATACTCGCGCTCGCCGAAAATCGAAGAGCCCTTGAGCTGAATGCAAGGCAACTTGCCAGGCTTGAGACGCGCCGTGATAGTGACTCCTGCAATCCACAGCGGGCGCTCGGGTGTGGGGTTCGGCTTGCCAGAGAAATAAGAGGGGTTACCAACGGGAAGCGGGTTGTATCGCATCGCCCAGGGGTAAAGAGAGTTCACATCGAGGCGAATACCTCGCCCCACGTCCTCGCCCTTGTGCTTCGGGTTGACGTATACCCAGCCGCCGCGGTAAGCGCGCCGCATGCCCGCATCAATAACGCCGTTGATGATAGGCATCGTCGAGCGGTAGCGCGCTTTACCGTAGAGGTCGCGGAAGATCTCCAAGCAGTCGCTTGATGTGGTTAGTTTCGTGCCCGTGAGCAGTCGCACGTTCATAGCTTGCGCCATGATGAGCACATCGCGCTGCAGATAGTCCAGCTCCTCACTTGTGAGCACGTGACCAACGGGGCGGTAACGGTTGTAATCTATCTCGCCTTTACTCATCTCCAGGCCGTACGTTTTCGCGACGGCGCGAACTGGCATAGTAATCTTTTTGTAGCTGTCCGCGAACTTCACTTTGGTACCGACGGCGATAGAATAAAACTTGCCTAGATCGTCGATGAGCGCGGAGAACTGCCCAGCGCGCGGCCTGTCCTCGGTATGCTCGTACCCGTGAGAAAGCAGCCACGAGGTTATAAAACTGCCGTCGAACTTGAGGTTATGGAACCAGTACCGCCCAGGGTACGCGAACACATGTTCCATAAACTCATCCAATGAAGTACCGTACTCGAACGTATCTTCGGGGTTCTCGCAAATGTCGGCGGCTCCCCATGCCCACACGTGGCAATCGTCTATATAGGTGTTTGTCTCGAAGTCGGCGCAATACTCGCGCATTGTCTACTTCTTATCTTTTGCGGCGTTGTTCTGCGAGAACCTTTCGACAAGCCCAATCATATAGCGGCTGCTCTCGTCCTGCGCAGCTGCCAGCCCGCGCTCGCGCGAATGGCCCTGCACAGTGAAATAATCCTGATAAGGAAAGTCGGTCATGCGGACGTTGAAATCGGTAAGGGTTATCATTTCTAGAAATTCTTTTGCGCTCATGCGCTCGATCGCATCGGCAAGCTCGCGCTGATTGTTGTCTATAAGCATGTTGCGCGCCGCACGCCGCCAGCTCTCGCTCTTCTTAAGCGCTCTGCTCATCGAGGACGTCGCGCCCAGAAGTGTTTGCATTGCGCGGGCAATCTGCTTCGATGAGGTAAACGGCTCGGTCCGCTTTAGCGGCGAGAGGTTGCGCGCAACATAATGTTCGAAATCCCACTCGCTCATACTGGCCACGTCCACACCAGGCGCGCCAAACTGATAATAGGCGCCGCTCTTTATGATGTTGTCTAGTGTTCTTTTGCGCGTCTTGTTCACGCCCTCTACCATCGCGCCGAAGCGCTCTTGAGCTTTCGAGGAAATAAAGCGCCCGCCGCCTGTTGACTCGTACGCGTTCCCGCGCTCGTTAAAGTCCTTGAGCTGCCGCAAAAGCTCGCCCTTCTCGCGCGCGTTCAACTCGCCTTTACGATAACGTTCATAGAGCGTTGCCGAACCAGGGGCACCGCCGCGGCTGCTCGTCCAGTCCGTTTTACGCGGGTCGATAGCGGCTAGCTCGCTCGCGCTTGCGCCTTTCTTTTTCAGGCGGTATACTTTGTTACGCGTGCCATGCAAGGCTTTTCCGATGGCCTCATCCAGGTTACTACGCTTCCTTTTAGCCATGGCTCGCCCCTTTCTTCCTTGCGCCCGCCTGTCATCAAGGCGGGCGTTGTTTTTGATATCCGCGTTACGTTTTCATATTCTAGCGCCTGCGCAGGCGATAAAAAAGGGGTTGACTCGCGCCAACCCCTTATACTAGCCCAGCGCTAGACTACAGAACATCGAGGAACTTGAAGCGACGGCCCTTCGCGGTGTTGGTCTCACGACACACCACCGTAAGCGGCTCGGCCCAACCTTCGGGATCGCCGAACATGCTCATGATGTTCATAGCAGAGCGGATAACCCCGTTAGAGGAAGACACGTACGCAGTTCCTGCGCTATCGATGAGGTAAACCCCCATGACCTGCTCCACATCGCCAACCTCGGTTGTAACGGTAGTCGGCGAGAAGACGAACGCAGTAATAGTTAGCGGCGTTTCCATAAAATCACGCAGCAGCTTGCTTGCATTCGTTGCCTTGTAGAGAAGTTTCTGCCCATCGAGGTTGTCCGTCGGGAAGGTGGAGAAGAAGCCTTCTTCACGAACGTGCTGCACGATCCGCTCGGAAAAAGTCAACTCCTCGCTCTTCGCGATACCCTGCTCGGAATCCAGCATCATGATTTCGTCAGCCATTTTTAGTTTCCTTTCTTCTTATGGCTTGCTATTCGCTAACGGCCTGATTGCCGCCAACTTCAAAATACGTTTCACCTGTGTGAGCGTCACACACTGTGAGAAACGGAACGCGGGCGTCGTTAGTAGCATTGTCAGCTTCTGGCTCGGGTTCGGGCTCGGGGTCGATCGTGCCCATTCGCTCGGCATGCTCCACGAACTCGTCAACGTCCATTACGTACGTGTCTGCGCTCGTTACAACATTACGCACGGTTAAAAGCGGGTTGCCCTTGTCTCGGCGCACGATGTTAGCCATGCGCGGCGCGGACACCTGCCCGCCGACCTCCATAGTTCCAAGACGCCTGCCGTTCTCGTCGTACACCTCGGCGGTAGTGCGCTTGATTTTGCGCTTGATTAGTCTACTCATTGTTTCCTTCCTTCTCTTGCAGTGCTGCCGTATGCCCTATTATAAACCAGGCTTATATCGCGGTCGATTTCAGCGTAAGTTTTTCCAGTTAAAATTTTCACCAAATCAAGCCCAAACTTGTATCGGTCAGCGTAGCGCGCATAACGGTGCGGTTCCGTTAACTCCGAATTGATTGCTTCATGCCTGCACGTCGCGAGGTTGTATATTGCTCGGCGGTACCCGCTTTCTCGCGTGTTGATGTTAACGCTGTCGCACATGCTGTGGCCTCCTTCCGTTATTAAATGCCTGGTGTAGCCGCTTTCACATCGCCTAAAACCTCATACACTGTTTACCCGTTAGAATGGTAACCGCCTTGACTGCGCTATCGTAACGGTAGAAAAGCTCTAAATAACGATCATCTGAAAGCGGCATGCTATACACTTCATAGACGAGGCTAACGAGATACTCGATAGCTTCTTTATAATGTTCATTGTCCATTGTTGCCGTTTTCTTCCTTCTGGTAATATTTTCTGTACGCAGATCTAACATCGGCCGTTACTTCTTCGATGCCCACGCCCGTTAGTATCGACGCTATTTCAATGCCAGCGCCGTAACAGGCGACAAACGCCGCTTGCTCGCCTGCCGATAGTTCGGGATTAACAACCTCGTGGCACCACCTGACAAGCGTGTCGATTGCTTCGTTATAGCAGTCAAGCCCCGCAGCAAGCGCAACGGCGAGGGCAACGACAATAGGTTTAGTCATGGCTCACCCCGTAAGTCTTGTTGTACACGAACGTAACATCGCAATCGATTGCCGTGTAGGGCTTACTAGTG